TCGCTCATCGGCATTTCAATCCAGTATTGGGATGCTTCGAACGGCGTCTCCGTCAGCTTCTCCATCACGCCATGAAGATGTCCACGAAAAACAAAATTGCGTCTTGGTTATACTGGCATTGCTACCCCGCGTGGAATTTGTGGCGGTGGCTAACTATTCCACGGAATAAGCAGCCATGAGGGCGAAACATGCCGACGCTTCCGGTTCAGTCGTTCGCCGTCACGGTGCAGACAGCCATCGCAGGCATTCAAGGCCGAGCGAGCAAGCTGATCAACTTCGCAATCGGGTCGACGCTGAGGGCAATCGCCGAGGGGTTCGCAGGAGTGTTCCTGTGGTTTCAGGCGATGGTGCTGCAAGTGCTGCTCGCAACTCGCCTGTCCACTTCTACTGGCACCGACGTTGATACCTTTACCGTCGACTTCATGCCAGCGTTGCCCGGCACCGTCACGGCCACGCTACCGAAGGGTAGCCCGCGACTTGGCGCGAAGCCCGCGTCCGGAACCGTGACATTCAGCCGCTTCACAGCGAGCCCGAGCGCTCTGTTTATTCCGGTCGGCGCGACCGTGCAGAGCAATGACGGGAACAACATCTTCACCGTTTTGGCTGACCCGACGCTCCCAACATTCTCGGCGGTTGCTCAAGGCTACACGCTGCCAGCAAATACGAGTGCCATCGCTGTGCCCGTCATAAATACCACGCCGGGATCGGCGGGCAATGTCGCAGTCGGGACAATCTCCGTCATCACCTCTGCCCTGACCGGCATCGATCAGGTCATCAACAACACCGCATTCACCAACGGCGCGGACTTCGAAAGCGACGACTCGCTCAAGGTGCGGTTCTCGAACTATATCCTCGGCCTCTCGCGTGGTGATCTCTTCGGTCTTGTCGCCTCACTCGAGGGCGCCGCTCTCGACAGTCAGTTCACGATAACCGAGGGCTACAACTATGACGGCAGCTACCGACCGGGTTACTTCTTTGTGGTGGCCGATGACGGCTCCGGAACCCCGGGCCCTACTTTCATCAATGCGATGATGGCAGCGGCCGATGCTGTCCGGCCATTATCGATTCAGATGGATGTCTTTTCTCCGGTTATCCTCTTCGCCACGGTAGCGATGCAGATAACGACCGCGCAAGGCTTCGATCACAATACGGTCGTCGCGCAGGTCGCTGCCGTCATTGCTCACAGCATCAACGCACTCGGGCTCGGCGTCGATTTGCAATACAGCATGATCCCGGGGTGGGCCTATAGCGTAGCAGGCGTGACACGAGTCAGCGCGATCACGCTCAACCAGAAGGCCGGCGACCTCGCCACCATCGTGACCAGCAGGCCGACGCTCGACGGCAAGAGCTCGATTGTCTACGCCACAGTCAAAGCCCAAAGCGTAATCGTGAGCTAAAGCTATGGCGACTGGCGACGCTCAGGACATTCAAGACCGCGTTAAACGGTTGATGCCGCCTCGCTGGTTCGCGTGGGTTGCGCCTCTGCGCGATGCCATTATTGGCGGGCTCTCGGATGTCAGCGCAAAGCGGTACGCCTTCATTCAGTATGTTCGCCTGCAAACACGGTTGGCGACGGCGACCGATCTCTGGCTCGACGTCTTTAGCTTTGATTTCTTGCGGCGCTTCGTCCTGCGGCAAGGTCTATCGGATGATGTTTTCCGCAAGGTGATCCGGGCGACCATCCTGCAAGAGCGCGTCACCCGGAAGGGAATGAGCGACGCACTCACGCAGCTACTCAACATCGCGCCCTTTATCTTCGAACCGTGGAACACGAACGACGCTGGCGGATACAACGCGCCGAATGTTGCGTACGGCATGGTCGGCGGCTGGGGCTCGCTGCAATACCCTGCGCAAGTATTCATGAAGCTCTCGCGCTCCGGACTGGCTCCCAGCGGGGTTCCCAGCGTCGCCGGCTGGTATCGCGGACAAGGCAGCATCGGCCCCGGTGGATACGGCCAGGGGAATATCGAATACGTCGGCATGGCGACGGCGCAGATCGGCGTCACGGATGACGTCATCTATCGGGTGATTGCCCAGACTAAGCCGACCGGCGTGACCGCTTGGGTGCAATTCGGGACGCAGTTTGTGTTCAGCCAAGCCGCGTCGATCATTCCACCTGGGGGCACCGGACCGTTCTTGCCGTTGATACAGACCGAGGTGCAGCCGCACTTCATCGGCACGTTCAAGCGACCGATTTACATGCCGCGTTTCCCCGTGCGCATGAATTAGAGAAGGCGACCGACAATGGACCGTCAGATTGTCTACACCGGCGCGATTCCGCAAACCACCGATATCCTCAACACGAACAAGATGGGGCAGGTCGGTCTTGGCTTTGCGTTGCGCGGCATTCTCGGCGTCAACACCGTCGTCCACAATCTCGCTTGCATACCGACCGTCCCCGCTTCATTGCAGGTCAGCGTCGGCAGCGGCGCGATCTATACGCTCGACACGCTCGACGCGACCGCCTATTCCGACCTCGGGCTCGATCAGCACCAGATCATCAAGCAGGGCATCCTGCAGGACGCGGTACTGCTTACGATTACGCCTCCGGGTTCGCCGGGGCAAAGCCAAGTCTATCTCGTACAAGCGATCCTTTCCGACATCGACAGCGGTTCGTCGGTGCTGCCCTATTACAATGCGACCAACCCCTCGCAGCCGTTCTCAGGTCCCGGCAACAGCGGCATGTCGCAGTATTCGACGCGCACTGTCGCTTGCACGATTGCGTTGAAGCAAGGCACAGCGGCAGCGACTGGATCGCAGGTCACGCCATCGCCGGATGCAGGCTATACCGGGCTTTACGCCGTCACGGTTGCGAACGGCCAGACGCAGCTCACCACCACCAACATCGTGTTGCTGCCGACTGCACCGTTCTTTCCGACGCTGCCCGCCGTTCCGAACGACGTGCAAACTAATACGTGGATCTACTGTGTCGATACCGGCACGCAGAATGCGATGGTCGGGACTGTCTATCCGCCGATCACATCGCTCGTTCCGGGCACCGGCGTTCTGATCAAAGCAGCCTTCAGCAACAATGCCGTCGCCACGCTCAATCTGAATGGCACTGGCGCGCAAGCTATCCATCGCGCGACCGGCGCCAACCTCTCCTCGGGTGATTATACCGCGGGAGAGCTTATAGCGCTGGTGTGGGATGGCGCTGCGTGGCAGATGCTCAACTTCATCGGCGCCACCAGCGGCGGCGTTGTCAACAATTTCAACAGCATCAATATCCCGTTCGCCGTCGACAGCGGCTCAATCAATGCGATGACGGGCTTGTTCTCGCCCGCGCTGACATCGCTCGTAGCTGGTCAGTTCATCGAAATCCAGTGCTCGAATACCAATACCGGCGACTCGACAATCACCTGCAACGTGCTCGCAGCGAAAGGGATCAGGCAGAACGGGAATGTGCTGCAACCGCGCGCATTGGTAGCCGGTCAGATCTTGGCGATGATCTACGACGGGACGTTCTTCCAGATCGTCAACGCGCGCTGGCCGTATCTGGCTTTCGACACAGCATCGCCCCCTGGCACGGATATCTCGATGGCGGTTGGCGATCAGGTCAACATCACTTTTACAAATGCGCTCTCTGTGCCGCTCAAGATCGCGAGCGTGCCGGGCGTGTATCAGATCGATGCCGTGCTAACGAAATGCAATTGCCGCGATGCTGAAGCGTGGCTGATGGCCAACAATACGATCTACGGCTCAGGCCAGAAATTCTGGGGTTGGTCGATGAATGTGGTCGGCGACTTGGCCATGGCAAACATGGCGGGATCGACCATTGCCGTCAACTCTCCCCTTGTTACCGGGTACACCTCCGACCTCGTGGGCTCCGGCGGCGTGTTCTGGGCCGATCTGTTCTACGACCAGGAGGACATCAACGGGTTTCTCTACAGCACAATGGGAGCGCAGGCATTCAATCAGGGACCGATGATCCTGACGATGAAATGCTCGACGTTCGCGACCGCCAAAATGGTTCACTGGGGCGGCGGCATCAACGGCGGACCTGTTGTCGCTTTCTCTCGCTGGTACGATACCTCGACGGCGTGGAATAGCCTCGGGACGTTTGGGATCGCGGAGGGCTTCATCGCTGAGGCTGGCGGCGGCAATTTGGGAACGGCCGGCAGTGCTATTTCGATCTCCGGCTCGCTCATCGTCAAGCGGCTCGCATGACGAACATTCGCAGCTTGCCGCAGATCGATGGGGCGAACACGTCGTTCGTTGTCTCCAACAACGCGGCGTGGCTAGACTCGATGTATTTCGGCGCTCCCGGCTTCGGTCCGCCGATCGTGATAAGCGGCTGCTCGACCACTGCGGGCAGCAATGTGATCACTGTGCCGACGCTAATCGGGTCCTCTCTTGTTCAACCGGGCATGCAAATATCATCCAGCCCCGGACTGCCGAGTGCATCGTATGTCGGAAATGTGCCCACGGCGACGACATTCACGATCGTTGACATCAACGGCAATGCGCTGACTGCAACAGCGACCACTGCCGAATTGACGGTCACGTTTAATCCACCACCGCTCGATCTGTCCGGCATCGGCTTCGTGGCTAATTTGAGACTCGTTGCGGGGTCGACGCAGGTTTTTCTTGTCGCGCAAACTGGCAACGGAACGCTGACCAATGGCGCGAAGCTCGGGACGCTCTCGTTTAATGTTCCGCGCAGCATAATGCAGTCGGTGCCTCCCGGCAGTTATGTGATGGACATCATCGCAGCTGACCCGCTTTACGTGATCAACTTGATGGCGAAAGCACCGGCAAGCGTGACCGTTATGTCAGGCGTTGCAGATATCACTACGCTGACTGGGACATTGCACCCATGACGATTACCTCGTTCGCTACATTGGGAACGTCCCAGGTACAGCCGGGCGGCCCGCCTGGACCGGTTGGGCCGTCAGGTGCGTTCGGATCGTACAAGATCAATGCACAAGCGGGGACGGCTACCTATCTCGCCACTGCGGCGGATACAGGCACGCTGCTCCTCTTTTCCGGTACGACATCCGGCGTGACGTTCACAATCAATGCCGCAGTTCTCGCGGTGGGGTGGTGGGTGATCCTCAAGAATAATAACGTGACGGGAAAGATCACTATTACCCTCGCTCCCGGCCCTTTAATCGACGGGTCGCCGACGATGACCATCGATCCGCAATGCTCTGCCACTATCATCTACGGCGGTCTGAATTTCGATACCGTTGGAATGTGCGACGGAGGGACGTTCTAAATGACGATCCCGACAAAAATTCTACACAGCACGACACCGAGCAGCAGGCCAGCGTCGCTGGTTTCTGGGCAGCTCGCGATTAATGAATCGGATCGCGCGCTCTATTATCTCGACCCGAATACGGGCAGTCCGTCTTCTCTGCTCGATCAGGTCGGTTCATTCTCGCCTGCAAATAATCTGGCGATCAACGGCGGGATGGAGGTTGATCAGATCAACCGCGGCACTCTGGTCGCGGCTGTGGGCGGCTATGCCGTCGATATGTTCAAGGTCGCCGATGTCGGCAGTGCAGTTCTGGCTTCGCAGCAGGTCATAGACGCGCCGCAGGGATTGTACAATTCCCTGAAGGTCACGGTTACTACCGCAAATGCGGCACCAGCATCGACTGACATTGCCTACATCTCGACGGCCATTGAAGGATACCGTGCGCAGCGATTGCAATTTGGAATCGCGACGACGACCAGTATCTCCATAGGATTCTGGGTCAAGACATTTCGGGCCGGCGTCTATGGGCTTAACATCTCGAACGCTGCTAACAATCGCGGCCTCTCTACGGCTTTCACCGTGGCGGCGAGCCTGACTTGGCAGTGGGTTTCGATAGCTATCCCGACTGATTCGCTTGGAACTTGGCCGACCAACAATGCAAAATCTGTCGTCATCTCCTGGGTGATGATGGCCGGATCGAGTTTGCTTATGGCGCCGGACACTTGGACGGCTGGCGGACAGCAGGGCGTGACCGGTCAAGTTAACGGCGTGCAGTCCGTTTCCGATTTCATGCAGATCACCGGCGTCTCGATATTTCCAGGATACGTTATTCCGAGCGGCATTCGCGCTTTTGCTGTGCAACTGCCGTTCCCCGACATGCTCCAGCAGTGCCAACGCTACTGGCAAAAAACTTATGAGCACGAGACTGCCACCGGCACAGTCACAAGCGTCGGGTGCCTAGAGTATTTCATCGCCGTAGCCGCCTCCCCGATTATATGGCCAGTGCGCTTTCCGGTGCGGATGATGACCGCTCCAACCGTCACGCATTTCTCTCCCATCACGGGAGCGTCCGGCAAGTATGCTGACATTGGGATTGGCGACAAAACTGCCAGCGCCGTGAACCCTGGCCAGACTGGCTACAACGCATCTCTCGTCACTAATGCCTCTGCAACCGACGTCAAATGGCACTATACCGCTGATGCGAGAATGTGAAAAATGCGCACTTATGTTTTCGCCGATCCCGATAGCAGGACTGTGCTGCGTTCGGACGGGGCCATAGTGCCATGGCCGCCGCAGGGATTCTCCGCCGAGGTGTGGCAGGCTGACGGCTCGTCGAGGCCAACAGCATATGCACCGCCTCCTTTTGTCACAAATGACGTTGACGCTTATGCAAAAGCTCGCCTCGCGAGCGGCTTTGTTGATGCAATCACCGGCAAAACGTGGCAATGCGACGATGCAAGCCTGCTCAAGTGGACGGCGCTCGCTGCCTCTGCCGGGCTCGCCATCGTCATGAACATCACGCCGCTCCCGACGTTCCCGGTGATCGCGGAAGACAACAGCGTCGTCGTGCTGACTTCCGCGCAGGTATTTTCCCTGTTCAGCGCCCGTGTGCTGCCTTGGGTTTCGGCGACTATTTTCTATGCGCGATCAATGAAGAACAACATTCTAGCAAATAATGCGCCGGCCGACATCACGATCGGCTGGCCGTAGGAGAGGGACAATGATTATCGATACTGCAGACACGATGACGAAGACGAAGCTTGCTGGGCTCAAAAAGGCTGGGTGCGATACTGTCATTCGATACGACTGCCGCTTTCCCTCCGGCGATTGGAAACAAATCCACACTGCAGAAGCAAAAGCGATTGCGGATGCGGGCATGAAACTCGGCATTGTCTACGAAGATCGGGGCGCGACGGCTTCGAGTTTCAGTGAGACAAACGGATTCCTCGCCGCTACCTATTCGCGCAAGATGGCGCCAGGTCGCGGCCAGCCCGACGACAGCGCCGTTTATTTCGCGGTCGACTTCGACGTGTCAGCCGCGCAGATGCGCAGCGTCATCATTCCCTATTTCAGGGGCGTCTATCAGGCATTCGGCGCCGCTAGCGATCTGCCCAAGCTGCGCGTCGGCGCATATTGCAGCGGGATGTGCGCCACGATGCTCAAAGCAATCCACCCCGATATCCTGACATGGATCACATGCTCGTCCGGGTTCCAGGGCAGCAGAGCCTATATTGCGGCTGGCAAGCAAGATTTATGGCAAAACAAATGCGAGACGACTTTCGGCGGAGTGAAGGGCGTCGATCTTAATGTGGCAAAAAATCCTGACTGGGGATCGTTCGCGCCGTGGGGCAAACAGCCGCCTCCGCCTCCGCCTCCGCCTCCACTTCCGATCAAGCATGACCTCGCGTGGCTGCAAAAGATTCTCTCCAACAAGAACTACGGCTATACGGGCGCGCTCGACAACGATCCGGGGCCGAAGACCATCGCCGCGATGATTAAATACGCAGAATGGCACGAGCTTAACTGATGCACCAACGCGAGGCCCATCCGCGCTAATGACTGCGGACCCTGACGAGGATACCCAAGGGCCTCGCACGCACCGGGAGAACTGTCATGCAACATCAAGACATCGAGACGCTACCGCAGATCAGCCAACTCAAGCTCGACCTGATCGCCATCAAGGCGCGGATCAGCGATCCGCGATGCTGGTGCCAAGGAAGACATTGGCGTTCAATAAAAATCGGAGATGAAGTAGTCCGACAAACCTGTGCGATAGGTGCGACGTACGACGTAATATCAGGCAAGGGCAAAGCCTGGACTGGTCGTTGGTACGCGGTTCTAGATGCACTGGCGCGAGACGTTCCGCAAATCAACGGGGATAGCAAGACACCCAACGTTAGATGGTTCAATGACCACAACACACACGCCGCAGTAATGGCGTGGTTTGATCGAGTCATCGCAGCGGCATGAGGCAACCACATGCGCGGCTTACTCGCTTTCCTTATCGGATTCTCGCTGGCGTGGGC